TCATTATATTTGCCAACGCTGTCTGCGACATATCCGTGAGCTGTGCAAGTCTGTATTTAGAGACTTTATGCTTGCTGCATAATTCTTTTACCCTCTTTGGTATGTACTCCTCTGTACGCAAGTAAATTACACCTCTCTTCTATCTGTACGATATACATATTGTAACCGTTACGCAGAAGAATTATTAGAACCATATTTCTTTCGTAATTTACTCTAGTGTAGTGGAGTATCTGGATAAAAAAATATGAACGGCAGGTTTATGCAGTTCAGTTTTGTATCATGACAGAACCTTGATTTACCTTGTTTCCATCATTCTTATATCGTCTTGTTCCAGTTATAAGCATACCATCTGCATCAGCATCCTTCAATAAAAATCGTTCGACATATTTCGCACTTTCCCATCCCCCTGTTTTCCTTCTACTCCATTACGCTTTATTAAATTACACAACTTTTTTGCACTCATTGATAGATAATTTACCTTGCGTAAGAAAAAGAAAACAGGAGGTACAATCTATGAATCAGACGCAGATATCTGTCAACCACAGGCAGATAGGATACCGTATCAAGGAAGTAAGGGAGCAGAATCATATTTCGCAGGCACAGCTTGCGGAAATGACCGACCTTTCCGTCTCCTACATAAGCCACATTGAAAATGCAAAAAGGAAAGCAAGCCTGGAATCTGTCATCCGTATCGTGAATGTCCTCGGCATTACCGTGGATGAACTGCTTGCCGGAGTGCAGATGAACAATCCGGCTGCATACCAGACAGACATCGATATGCTCATGGAGGACTGCTCGGAAAATGAGAAAAGATTCATCTATGAACTTATAAAGGCAAGCCTTGAAACCATGCACAAAAACGGCTGGGAGCTTGCTTCCAGTGACAGGCACAGATAAAGGCACACTATTTTCACACAAATAATTTTTCTTTGAAATAGACTATAGGGATATGGCTGTCCGTATAGTCTATTTTATTTCAGCATGAAAATTTTATAATAAAATCCAGCACAGAAATAAAAGGTGGTAAGTCATGAACGAAAACGAGCAGAAAGCCGGCTCAGTTGCCGACCAGAAAAGTAAGATAAGGGAACGTTATAAAGGTATCGACCCGGATGAACTTGACGTGATCCCTGCCCTTCCGCAGGAAGATATATTTGCAGTGGAAAATGAACAGCGTGTTGCCGTATATGCAAGGGTGTCAACGGATGATCCAAGACAGACATCCTCATATGAACTGCAGAAAAACCATTACCATGATGTCATCAGTAAGAGTCCGAACTGGAAACTGGTACAGATCTATGCGGATGAAGGCATCTCCGGCACTTCACTCCAGCACCGTGACCAGTTCAAGCTGATGATCGAAGACTGCAAAAAAGGTCAGATAGATCTTATCGTGACCAAGAGCGTATCACGTTTTGCCAGGAATGTGGTGGACTGCATCGGCTATGTCAGGGAGCTTCTCGCACTCCCCCATCCTGTCGGTGTTTTCTTTGAAACGGAAAGGCTCAACACCTTTGATCCTAAAAGTGAGATGGTGCTTTCCTTCATGGCCACACTTGCACAGGAAGAAAGCCATACCAAGAGCGAGATCATGAATGCGTCCATTGAGATGCGTTTCCGCAGGGGGATCTTCCTTACACCGATACTCCTCGGATATGACCATGATGAAGACGGAAACCTCATCATTAATGAAGGGGAAGCAAAGATCGTAAAACTCATATTTATGATGTACTTAAACGGATGCACCTGTCAGGAGATTGCCGATACCCTGACGGAACTCGGCTGCGAGACCAAAAAGGGAAACACTGTATGGTCTCCCGGTTCCATCCTTCAGATACTGCAGAACGAAAGGCACTGCGGTGATGTCCTTGCACATAAGACCTACACTCCGAATTACCTCAACCACAAATCAAAGAAGAATATGCAGAACCGTCCCCAGTACCGGAAGCGCGACCATCACGAAGCCATCATATCAAGGGATGACTTTATTGCGGTCCAGAGGCTGATCAGCAATGCCAAGTATGGGAACAAAGGGATCCTTCCGCAGCTGAAGGTCATTCCGGGAGGTGTCCTGAAAGGGTTTGTATCCATCAACCCCAGATGGGCGGGATTTAAGGAAACGGATTACATGAATGCTTCTTCCAGTGTTTATGACGGCACGGAACAGTCCGGTCCGTCTTCCGGCCATGTGGAAGTAAAATCCGGTGAATTTGACCTGCGCGGATATGAGATCGCACGCTCACAGTTTTTTGACAGCACGGACCGTATAACCGTTACCTTCAGCCAGGGAGATATCCGCTTTTCCGCTCCTGCCGTCCGTAAACTTGACAGCACGCTTGTGGAACTGCTCATACATCCAAAGAAACTGGTCTTTGCCGTAAGGAATGCGGGGAAAGACTGCCGGAATGCCATGCAGTGGTCTAAAAGGAAAGACGGCAAAAACTCTCCACGTGAGATCAGCGGGACTGCATTTCTTCCCACGCTCTATTCCCTCCTCGGCTGGAACGATGACTGCCGTTACCGTATTACGGGGGTAAAGCGTGGCAGCGGGAATGATGCCGTACTGCTCTTCAACCTTTCCGAACCGGAGATATTCATCCCCAATGACATGGTAGGTGCACCGGATGCGGATCCGGCCGTAAAGCCCTTTACGGATAACCAGCAGAGAAATGTCCGAGCCTATCCGCCTGACTGGGCAGACACATTCGGGAGCAATTATTACAGCCACGCACAGGCAGAGGAACTTGCCGGATTCACCGGACGTAAAGACCCGGATACCTCCCATGCCCCGGTAACATACAACGACACTGATATACAGGTCACCAGTAAAAATGACATCGAAAAGAATATTAAACAGATCATGTCAGATATGAAGGAGAACACAGATGAACATACAGACAAACGATGAAAAGAATACCATTCCCGTGACCGAGGATGATGCTTTCAGCTATGACGGGTATCAGGTCGTCCGAGGCGAGTTCTTTGCCCATACCTATGAACCGTCCTTTACTTTTAATTCCAGCAAGGTATCCGTAAACACCGCCTGTATAAAAAAGCTCCCGGATACGGATTTCGTGCAGATACTTGTAAACCCGGATGAAAAGAAACTGGCGGTTCGTCCATGCCAGGAGGATGAGAAGGATTCCTTCCGATGGTGTTCCGCAACGGCAAAACGCTCTCCAAGGCAGATCACCTGCCGTATCTTTTTTGCCAAGGTCGTGTCGCTTATGGGATGGAATTCATCCTACCGCTATAAACTGCTTGGGAAGCTGATACGGTCAGACAATGAACTGCTCTTTGTCTTTGACCTCACCACGCCTGAGATCTTCGTGCGTGAGGAGAAGGAAGACGGAAAGATAAAAGCGTCCCGCACGCCAAGCTATCCGGAAGAATGGCAGAACCAGTTCGGTGTGCCTGTCGAGGAACACCAGAGCAGTTTACAGGTCAACATGTTTGACGGTTATGCGGTGTTCGGCATCTCCGAAAACAACACCGCTGAACCGGAAGAAGAAACAACAGAACATCCAGAAAAGGAGGAACAGCATTATGAACAGAGAAACCTCTTTGAAGCCGGTCCTATGCATTGACTTAAAGAAAAACAGGATACGCATACACAAGCTCACGCTCCATATGCTCGGTGACCCGGAGTATATCCAGCTGCTTGTAAACCCACAGGACAGCATGATCGCCATAAGGAAAAGTGTGCGTAAGGATTACCTTGCCCACCGTGTACGCTACAGTAAAGCCGACAGCCGTTACTGTTACGAATTATACAGTACGGAACTTTTACAGGCATTACGGCATACGGGCATATATCTGGAGGACAACCGCAGCTACCGTATCTACGGTGCACTGAATCCAAAAGAATGTCTTGCCAGCTTTTCCATGAATGAATGCGTGCTTGTAGATGATATGACCCGAACGGAGGAATCAGTATGAACAACAGACCATTCCCGGAACTTCAGACGGATCCGGAATTTGATGAGCTGATACAGCCAAGGGAAGAAAAGTACCTGGAAGAACTCGAAGAAAACATCTTTGACCACGGATGCCTGGAACCTGTATGTGTATGGAACGGTATCATACTTGACGGCCGTCTGCGGTATAAGATCTGTACGAAATGGGATATCCATTTCAACATCCGGCGCATCATATTTGAAAGCCGTGATATGGCAGTCTCTTTTATCTGCCATGAACAGCTCAAACGTACAGACCTTACCGGGGAATACAAAAAATACCTGATAGGCAGACTGTTCCGTGCGGACATGAATACCGCCAGTGATGAATTCATGAAAAAACATCCTGACACGGAACTGAATGCAGACGGACAGGTGTCACAGAAATATGTCCGTAAGACGGATATTGCCACCATCATAGGCAATGAATTTAATTTTGGTTTTTCCACCGTGACAAAATATGATATTTATGCCCGTGCGGTCGATGACCTGAAACGGAAAAGCCCGGAGATCGCAGAAAAGATATTAAACGGGAAACTCCGTGTATCCCATGAAAATATCATAGAACTCTCCCGTCTTCCCATTGAGGATATCAACGGACTGAAAAGGCTCTTGGACAGCGGATCTATAGACCGCATCGGATACTCCCAGCTCCGGCACGAACTCCGGTGGCAGAGGCTTCCCACCGGAAAACCGGACTCAAGAAGGATAAAACGGGAAAAGGAAAGTGCCGAAGCCGGAATTAAGCAGATGCCCGCCACTGACCCGGATGCGGAACTCGAAAGCCTTAAATTTACGATACCTTCATGGTCAAAGACCATATCAAGGACCATGGAGCTTACAGATTTTCCTTCCACCTCAGTTAATGCAAGGCGTGAAGTGAAGATGCAGCTGTTAAACCTAACAAGAAAAATAACCAGACTGCTTTCGCAGCTTGAGGAGGATGATCCAGATGACAGAAGAACAGACAGCCGGACAAACGCCACAGGCCATTGACCTGATGCAGTTCGTCCCAAAAGTACACTTTGAACAGATCCCTATCAGGAATCTCGTATCCAATCAGGAATATCAGCGCAACCTCTCACAGCACCATGTCCAGCGTGCTGCCGCCAACTTTGACCTGTACCAGATAAATCCCGTAAAGGTCAGCCGGAGGAACGGCATCAACTATGTATTCAACGGACAGCACACCATTGAGATCGTTGCCCTCGTTTCAGGATCCAGGGAGACACCCGTGTGGTGCATGGTATACGATGACCTCGGATATGAACATGAAGCGGATATCTTTGCAAACCAGATGAAATATGTAAAGCCCCTGCTGCCTTATGAGATATTCATGGCAAACATAGAGGCCGGCAATGACAAACAGCTCATCATCCGTGACCTGGTGGAATCCTATGACCTTACCATCGCATCCACCACGACACCGGGCGGTATCTGCGCTGTCGCAACCCTGGAAAACATCCACGACAAATACGGCTACCATATGCTCGACCATGTTATCCGTCTCATTGCGGCCACATGGGAAGGGGCATCCCAGTCCTTCAGTGCAAACATGATGAACGGACTGGCACGTTTCCTGAATGCTTACGGTGATGCCATAAAAGATGATGTATTTAAGGAAAAGCTCGGTAGGATATCCATTAAGGAACTCGCCCGCACTGCAAAGGACAGGCGTTCCGGCTCACTCGGATTTGCGGAAGCCATACTGATATACTACAATAAAAAAAGCCGGAACCCGCTTACCTGGGATAAACTTTATACCCATAAACTTCCGCATAAAAAGGATATGGAAGAAGAACCGTCCGACATTCCTGAACCCGGGGATGCGGACGGTGAAAGCAGCCAGATGGAGCTGTTTGGACTTCATGACAGCGGGGTTTCCGGGTGATCTACACGGAAACCTTTACCCTGCTGCCTTCCAGAAAGAAGAACTCATATTTTTTCGCACCAAGCACCGTCACTTCACAGAGGACAAGCTGTGTGATCTCCGGGACGAATCTGGTAAGCGGTTCATTTTCCACGGCTTCCATCATCTGCCCCGCCCTGATCTTTTCAAGCGGTGTCCCGTCCGACTTCATCTGCTGCCATCTTTCCATATGCTTATCCCTGTCCATGACCAGTCTGTTGAATGCTTTTACAAATCCCTTTTCCAGGTCTGCATTATCAACGTAGGCATTCGTGCATGCCACTTTCCCGTCTTTCCTGTGGTTCTTGCACTGCCACTGTACGATTCCCCTTGATCTCCATGAATGTCTCGTGAACAGGCTTTTGCATTCCCCGCAGAACACCTTCTCACAGAACGGCATGCAGTCCGCACCGTAACTGTACCTGTCCGTGCCGTGCGATTCCATGAACTTTTCCCTGCGGTCGAATTCTTCCTGTACCGCATTCCATGTCTGCTTATCTATGATCCCCTTATGGCTGTCCTTTACATAGACCTGTGCGATCTCACCGTTGTTTCTGACCTGTCTCTTAGTAAGGAAGTCTGCAGTATAGGTCTTCTGCAGAAGGGCATCACCCATATGCTTTTCCTGTTTTAAGATCCCTATGACCGTGCTTGGATACCACTTTGTCTGCCCGAGACACCCCGGAACTTTCTCTTCCGTCAGTTCCTTTGCGATCTGTGCCGGATTGATTCCAATAAGGAAATCCCTGTATATCCTTCTCACCGTCTTAGCCTGTTCCTTATTGATGACAAGCTTCCCATTCTCATCCTTATCGTATCCGAGGAACTTGAATGTGTTGAGATGCATCTCACCGTTCTTGAATTTCGTGCGGATGCCCCATTTACAGTTTTCTGAAATATTTCTCGATTCATCCTGTGCAAGGGAGCTTAAGATAGTGAACAGAAGCTCGCCCGTGGAATCCAGTGTGTTGATGTTTTCCTTCTCAAATATGATGCCGATTCCCAAGTTCTTTAATTTTCTGGAATATGCCAGGCAGTCCTGCGTGTTCCTTGCAAAACGGCTGATGGATTTTGTTATGACAAGGTCTATCTTACCGCCCTCGCAGTCTGCGATCATCTTTTTGAACTGTTCCCTTTTCTTTGTGTTTGTACCTGAAATGCCTTCATCTGCATAGATGCCGGCCATTTCATAATTCTCATGCTCGTTGATATATTTTGTATAATACTCGACCTGTGCTTCAAAGCTGTGGAGCTGGTCTTCCTGGTCCGTTGACACACGGCAGTAGGCTGCCACCCTTATCTTCTTTTCCTGTACCGCCTTATGCCCTGTCTGCACCTTTTGGCTTCTTGCTGGTATAACTGTAACGCTTCTTGCCATTCTTATCATCCTTTCTCTGAATATAAATATCTTTTTTGATTTCTCCCCATCCCTTTATGATGGTATCCGGAACCCTTGTCCCATCACAGAAGTCTTTCCCCTTCCGCTTTCTCCCATTGCATACCCATATGACCTTATGGCTTTTGGTGTTCACATGCCTCACAAGTCTGCTTCCGCATAACCCGCAGAAGATCTTCTCCCTGTATGGATACTCTGTTTCAGTATTTTCAGGGATCGGCTCCGGCTCTTTCTTCTTATGCCTTCTTTTCCATGAAGCTTCTTTCAGATAGGTAAATTCCTTTTTTCCCTTATCTGTCTGTTTTTCCCCTATATACATATTTTCATCAAAATGCCATGCCCCTCGCAAGACTCCGTCCGGAATGTTTATCCCCTCGCAGAAAGACTTCCCATACCGCTTTGTACCGCTGCATCCCCAGTTCAGCCTGTTGCCGTTACTGTAGATCCTTTTGTAAAGCGGGTGTCCGCATCTGGCACAATAGATCCTGTTCATGTATGGATAATTTTCTTCCGTGAATTCTTCGATCACTGAGCCTTCCGCAAGATAATCCCGCTTTGCTTCCAGTGCGTCCTGTGCTCTCTGCCAGAGTTTTGGGGAAACAATGGCTTCATGGTCATCCTCGATGTACCAGGCATCTACTTCTCCCCTGTTTCTGACCAGTTTTCTTTCTTCATTTACAAAATACTTATGCATGATATAATCGCCTTTATAGATTTCATTTTCCAAAATACGAAGCACCGTGCTATCAAGCCATTTTGCACCACCCACCGTTTTTACATTATTTTCATTCAGGTAGCGCTTAATAGCTGCAAGAGTATATCCCTGTGCTGCCATATCATAGATTTTTCTTACCCATACCGCTTCCTCTTCATCTGCAATATAGACTCCCCGCTCATCCTTCTTAAATCCGAAAGACCGCTCAAGGTACTGCACGGGGATCCCTGCCTCGTACTTTCTCTGGTACACCATCTTTGCACCAACGCTTCCGCTCTCGCTTTCTGCCTGTGCAAATGCAGCAAGGATCGTAAGCATAAGCTCGCCTTCCCCTGACAGGGTATTGATATTCTGGAGTTCAAAAAAAACACCAACATTCAGTTCTTTCAGCTTTCGTGTAGCTTCCAGAACGATTGAGGTGTTTCTTGCGAACCGTGATACGGATTTTGTTAATATAAGGTCTATTTTTCCCTTACGGGCATCTGCTAACATCTTCTGCAGACCGGGACGTTTTTCCTTGAATCCTGATATGGCAAAGTCACTGTAAACTCCTGCATACTCGTAATCAGGATTACTGGTAATGACTTCTTTATAATGCCTGATCTGGTTTTCCAATGAATTTTCCTGTTCATCCGCATCCGTTGAGACACGGCAGTAGGCGCATACCTTAAGTTTTTGCTTCTGTCTGCTGTTTCCTTCCCTTATCTGAATCTCCAAATTCTGCCACTCCTTTCTCTTTGGGTAGTCTATATATCACTCTGAAAGCCAATAATAGCAAGTACAATCTGCGATACCTTTCACCTTTCTTTCCTTGGCATAAATGGAAAAAAATACGGCTGACAGCCATTACTGACCATCAGCCATATCCTTATTTCAGGAGTTCATTAACCCTTTTCTGTACTGCGGAATAATCATATCCGGCAGAAGTGATCCTTTTCTTTCTGTCAGAACCATTTCCCCAGTCACCATGAATAACTTCCCTTGCGATCTCATCCACGGATTTCCTGGATGGGGAAAGTTTCTTATTCACGATACTCTGGACTGCAGAATAGTCATACCCCGCCTGTGAGAGCAGTTTCTGTCTTTCCGCACCATTCCCCCACTTTCCGGCAATCACCTCGGATGCGATCTCCTCATTGGACTTCTTCACCGGAGCGGGTGTACTGCTTCCCTTGGCATAACCGTTCAGCCCGGCTGCCTTGATCTTTGCAGGGAAATCCACATAGCAGTAATCCTGATCACAGGACTGCCCATTGATCTTGTTGCTCCGGATAAGGTTTGTCTCCCCTCCGAACTGCCAGATCTGTGTCTCTGCACCGCTTGCCGGGGCCGGCTTGCTCTTACCCCATCTTGCAACCCAGTGGCTGTAGCGGATAAGCTCCCCGTCATTCATCTCGCTGTTGAAGAATGACTCGGACGAATAGATGCCGACCCAGTATCCGGCAGCTTCTACTGCAGAACAGAATGCCTTTACGATCTGTGTCAGTGTATTCCTGTCATTCTTGGTGATCATGCTGCCTTCCACATCATAAAAGACAGGATACTCATATCTCTTTCCCTTAAGCAGTGAAAGGAAGTATTCTGCCTCCTTCTTGGCATCTGCCACGCTTCTGGCATTTCCATAGAAATATGCGCCCTTTGGAAGTCCGCATTCCTCACATTTCTTATAGTTTGATTCAAACTGGCTATCCTTATAAAGTCCGGCATCAGCACCTCCGGCTTTGATGACTGCGAACTCCACGCCTTCCTTGCTCTTAGCCCTTGCAAAGTCAAAACTGCCCTGCCAGTGGCTTACATCGATTCCAAATTTCTGACTCATAATATGATCCTCCAATTCTCTGTAATAAAAGAGGGAAGGAGCTACCCTTCCCCGTTGTCTTTGTCTTCTTCTGACCTGTCATGAAGCTGTTCCAGCACGGCTTTGATCTTTGCCGGAACCGGAAGTCCCAGATGGGATGCATTCTCCAAAAGGGAGATTCCTTCATTTGAGATGTAGAAGAAAATGGCTGCCGTCCTTAAAACGCTCCCCGTTCCGATGACATATACATCAAGAATGTTTGCAATGCCGACCATAAGGAAAATCAGCACCTTACGGCAGATTCCCTTAAAACCAACTGCGCTGGACAGCTTCTGGTCACTGATTGCACACATAACTCCCGTGATGTAGTCGATGACCACAAATGCGAGCAGTGCAAAGAGCAGGCCGTCACATCCTCCCAGAAAGTATCCAAGCCATCCTCCGACTGCCGTGAATACAAACTGTACTGCGTTCCAGAATTCCTTCATTGTCTTGTCCTCCTTTGATTTTTTGTATGAAAAAAGCAGCTACCCGCAATGGATAACTGCCTGATTCCAAAAAGTATTTTATTGTTCCTGTAAAATATAAGTGATCTTCATTGTCTTATCTGCCGTCTTTGTAATTGGGGCATCAAGGTTATTGATGGTTGCCAGATAATTACACATCATGTACCACCCGGACGTTGACCATGTGCCATAATCACAAAAATAGATGAGTGGTTCATTTCTTACAGGAGTCACGCTCATCGTATAACTGGAATTAAACAATGTCTGTGTCTCCGGTGGCATGATCTCATCCGTTGCCAGATTCGCAATCAGAAGCTGTTCATAACTGTATTCGTAATAAACCCGTCCGTTAATCACGAACTTCGGCACGCCATTGATGTTGGTCACATTGGTCCGCTTCAGCTTTACAACATTTGCCGGATTCGTGATCTGGATTTTATACACATCATACGGGGCATCATATCCCCTCAGCAGAAGATAGCCTTCGGTAACGAACATTCCCCAGTTCCCTTCCGTCCTGAGATATTTATCCGTGGTGTTTGTTATTTCATACTGCTTGATTTTCCAAGTGTCCACTTTTATTTCCGTTATAAGAAACTTGCCCTCTGGGGCAGTCCTGCTGTTGCTGCTCGTGCAGATATACAGACAATCATTTGACGGATCATAATTATATGACCAGTAGCCAATCTGCAGTTCCGAAGACAGTTCTGCCAGTTCGATTTCTTCGATAAGCGGTTTCGTGGTGTAAATATTATCAAGAATAGATACCGTCTTTAAAAATGCACGTCTTTTTGTGATGTGGATATGGTTCTTATCTGCCACCTTGAAATAATACACACAGTCCTTTGCCCTGTCGATTAGGAATATCAGCTCTGTTTTTCCAATCGTCATACCGGAATATCTGCTGCTCGTGCTTGCCCCTGTCCTGTCAGGGTACACATACTGAAGATTGTCTTCTGCAATGGACTGCATCAGTAAATTATCCCTGATTGGACTGGTATTTTTACTGCCGTATGATGTAAGTCCACCATTTTTATGTGTAAGACAGATGCTGGCAATCGTGCCGTTCGCCTGACTGGTTGCAAAATCATATACATATTTCACATACCTGTCTTTCAGATTTACTTCCGATTCTGTCTGGTTGAATCCGCCACGGAAGGTATTCTTTGTGTTGTTCTGCATTCCATGTGAAGCACAGCCGACAAGGTTTGCATCTGCCGGGGGATAATATTCATCCGCATTCTCCGGTATCTCCCTGTCGAAGCACAGGATGCCTCCGAGCAGTTTTTCATAATACGGCACGAATTCATTCAAAAACCTGTTCGGTCTCTTGGAAAGTCCAAGCGGTTTCAGGATGTCCCTTAGTGCATTGGTGACCATATTGCTGTTCTGGTAGGTTTCCACCTCACCTGTGTTTACATCAGTAAGTTCTATTCTTGTTGTTCCCTTGAGCATCGTCATCATCTCCATTTCTATAATTCATGATAAAGGATGTAAGCGTTGCATCGCCCGCAAGCCAGAAACGGAAGGTTATCGTCTTTGCTTCCAGCAGTCCGGCATACAATTCATCCAGCTCCATTGTGAGAAAATCCGCCATTGGGGTTTCACCCGTAAAGGTCTCCCCGTCATAACTGTACTGTACCGTGATCTCTCCCTCATATTCTGCATTCAGTGCCTTGATTCCAAGAACCGTGCCGTCCGAAAGATCCGCCGTGCATTCAATATACTGTTTTGGCGGTGTTCCCGTAATCACGGCATTCAGCGGAAATGCCCTGCTGTCACTCCAGCTTAATACGGAAGGAAGCGTCAGCCCTTTTATCAGATCCCACTCCGGCATCTTTGCAAATCCATGTTTCTTAAACAAAAGTGCATTGACCTCTGTTTCTTCCAGTCCGACAAGTACATCTGCTGTTTCTGACAGCTCCTCATTTATGATCTGGTTCTCCACCGTATACAGTTTTCCGTCCCCGTCTTTTATCAGGAGTTTAAACGGGACCAACAGGTCAATCGGTGTGTATTTCACTTCAAAGGTCTTACTGTCCGCATAATACTGGAAAGTAATATCCGGGGAAGCTGTATCGGGCTTTGTGAAAGTATAGTTCTTGTCTGCACTAAAACCGAAACCTCCATCATAACACTGGACAGGAACAGAAATCATATGAAGGGAAATATCTCCCGTGTCCCAGAACAGAAGGTCATACTTTAACTGGTAGTCCGCCCCGGATGCATTGTAATGCGACCATCCTTCCCACCGTATTTTCAGAAAACGGTAATAACTGTATAAAGTCCCTTCTTCCCTGTAAAGCGATCTCATTCTGGTATCACGGTTATCCACTTTAAGGTGCGTAGCATCACTGCCGATTCCCCAGTAAGAATCACCGTGTGCATAAATGTACGGCACGGCTTTTCCGAGGAACGTGAAAAAATCCGCACCGCTCACGGCAAGCGTACCGCCATCATAGCTGTTGCTGTCCTGTAACAGACAGGTCATATTGGTGACACCGGCCGAAAAAATATCATTTATATTGTCATAATTCATAGTGTAAATTCCACTCCTTTCACTCCGTCAAAGCCGGATATATCAACCGTTGTCCTTTCCAAGAAACCTTCATCCACTTCATCCGTCACGGCTTCCTGTATCTGTTCAGTTACTGCTTTCAGTTCAAAGAACCCGTTTTCAACGGTAATGGTATCCGGGAACTTAACGGAAGTCTCTGCCGCGGTAATCACATACTGCGGACGGACTGCTGTGGTATAACCATTGACTTCCACCCCGTCCACCTTTGTGAAGTATGAAATATCGATCACGAGGTCTTCTGCATATCCGTGGTCGAGGGATTCCGGCCCTGACTTCTGTACATACCGTTTCCGCAGCATGAACCGTTCTTCCGTATTGACCGTGACATATCCGTTATAATTTGGATTTCCCCGCACGCTTGTAAGTACAAAGGTTCGGAGGATCTCCGTGATCCATGCACGGTCCGTAAATGCATCTGCTTCATAGTTCTGGTCTGTGATTGGAATATTCCCGATTGTCTGTGTCAGTCCCTGTGTCTTTTTGGAAGGGAATGTTACGGATGCCGTATCCTTAAACACATCAGCCACAAACGGTACATCCGTAATGCTGATATTTCCAATATTCTCATTGATATTGATGCGTCCGTTCCAGTCTCCCAGTCCTGCTGCGAGTCCCTGACCGCTGATGGTTGCCCTAATCTGCGCCTCACCAATCTTAGCACTCCCGGATGATATCTTCAGATACATGGAAAATGTATTGGAGCTGTTCTCTATGACTTTCGATATCGGAAAAAACAATGTCACGACATGCTTCCCATACAGACAGGTCTTGACCGGCATGAATGTATCTATGGTTTCATTATTTATCTTATAAACAATGGACAGCTCCGGCAGTTCCGTTTCTGCTGCCACGCCTTCTTCCGGCTCTCCCCCGGTATCCGGCTTTACCACCTCCAGAAGCATTTCACACTGGAATGCTGCCGTGGTTTCTTCCGTTGCAGTAAAGTCAATATCCATCACATTCATAAGGGACTGCCCAATTTCAAACGGGGCAACATTGACAAAACTGTAAATTATGGTCTTTCCGCTTTCCACGGAATTGATAAGACCTGTAATATTCTTATCATTCTTGCTCTTGGCAGATGCAAGCCTCGGATTCTTCCCTACACATTTCAGTGTCATCTTCCCGTTGATCTTACATTCGATGCTCGTAATGCAGCTTATCTTTGTTCCATCTGCATGCCCGCCTGAAAACTTCAGGATGTCCCCGACTTCCAGTGCCGGATTCCCGATGGTGGAACTGTCAAACGGTACATAATTTATCTTCTGCAGTGCTGTGAGTATCTCACGCAGTATCTTCTCCCTTACGGATTTCAGTCCGAACTGCAGTAACGGATTGATGCCAAGGTTCATGGTAAGGGCATCGTCTTTTTCCATCGCAATGTATTCTGCCGTCTGGCTGATCTGGTTTGTAGATGATACTGCCGTGTATCTTGTAACAAAATCAGAGTAACTGCTGTCGAACCTCTCCTTCTGCTCCACGTTCCATACGGATTCATTCCCGTACCGCTTAAGGACAAGTTTTCCGTATCGGTCTATCTGGCAGAAACAGCCAAGCACCTGAGCCACATAAAAAACCAAGTCACGGAAAGTCTCTATATCATTATCCGAATAAATACCGAGCGTGGTCTTACCATTCGGAAGGACACTGATCTCCGCAACCGTCTGTGCCATTTCCACCTTGCATGCATCACACGCAGCTTTTAAGAACTGGTATGGCGTTCCGCTTGAGGATTCCAGTTTCAGGGTCTTCTCAAA